GTTTAATGAAAATAACGACTCCAGTATTGTATCTGATTATATTAGAAAAAATATTAAGTTTCTTTTTTATGAGTCAATTTTTAATGTTCAAGGAGATGAGTACTCAGTTCCTATTAAAACATTATATTCAGAAGGATTCCCACAAGCAGATGTTACTGCTGCAACTCTTTCTTTAGAGTTAAGAGATTTTTATTTTTTCCTAGAGTCAATGCCTGCCCCAAGACTTTTGACTACTCAAACATCTTTGAGTTATGCTATATCGCTTTTACTTGATTATATTGGATTTAGCAATTATACATTTAAAAGAGTTGTCGGAGAGAATGATCCAATTATTCCGTACTTCTTTATTGCTCCAGATCAAAACGTTGCAGAGGTTTTAAATCAACTAGCCGTATCAACACAAACCGCAATGTTCTTTGATGAGTACAATAATTTTGTTGTAATGAGCAAAGATTATTTAATGCCCACATTAACACAAAGAGCAACAGACTTTGTTGTTTCTGGATCAAATAATCAAACAGATTCTGGTGTAATAGAAAATGCCACATCTGGAAAACTTCCAAACATTTTGTCTATTGCATCACAAGATAAACAGGTTTATAATGATGGGAAAATTAACTACACAACAAGATATATTCAAAGATCTTATGGCTCAATAAAGCAATCAAGCATGATTGATAAAGAAAAAACATGGATATATAAGCCATCACTTTTGTGGGAAGTTGCTGGAACTGACTCAACAAAAACTATAAACGAGTTAGCGTCAAAGCAGGGTAGTTATGTTCTTGGAGCCATGCCGTTAAATTCTAATATTGTTGCTGCTGCCCCTACAGTTTCAGGGAATGTTGTAATAAATAACGTAATTGATCTTGGTGAAAATGTATATTGGCTAACACGATATAACGGATACTTGTATTCTAATGGTGAGATTATCAAATACGATGCCGCACAATTTAGCGTAACAGGTGTTGGAAATGTATGGATCAGTAGCAACCAAGAATATCAAAAATATTTTGCATCTATTCCGTTTAATGGAAAAATATATCCAACGGGACTGGTAAGAATATACTCAACCCCATACTATGAAACAGTTAATGGAGTAACTAGACTTCAAAATGGACCAGTTGTTGACCATGGTCGCGGTCAATTTGGAACAAAGATAACGGATCATTATGCTGGAATAAATACTTATTGGACTGACAACACTAATGTCCGTGGTGTTGACATGAAAACTCAATACCTATTTACAACTACGCTAGATGAGAACATAAGTTTGCCAGCAACAACAACTGGTGCAGCAGGAGTTAACAATACAGTTGCAGGCCAGTCAACAAGAAATAGCATAATTAAAAACTTTATGGCAACAAGCGACTTAACAGATACAGACATTAACAGTCTACTATCAACACAAACTGGAACGATTCAATCATCTGCTTTTGTATTTAACGGACCATCATTTAAAACTACAGAAACACCTTTAAACTTTGTTTCATATGTTTATAAAAACTTAGACAATGCCTATAGACACTTTGGAACAAGAATGCGTATTGTGGGTAAAATTGAAAACAATATTGCATCAACTCAAACAGCACTTGGCAGCATTCCTTATTATCAGGTTAGTGGAAGCCAGCCAGACCAGAACGTAAACATTGGCGGAGGCTCTGGAGGTCTTGCAGTTTTGTTAAATCCAGAAACAAACAATGGATATTATTTTGAAATAATTGCTTTAACTGAAGACAACATTACCCCTTATTTAAAGTTAAATAAAGAAAATCAAGCAGAGGTATCTATTAACAATGTTGTATTTTATAAAATTAAAAAAGATTCTAGCAGCACAAACGCAATACCAGTTAAACTATGGGGAGGTCTAGCAAAAATACTTGTAGACGACGGTAAGTTTTCTGGACAACAAAGAATGAGTTCTGAAGAAAACTCAACGGTTTATGATTTGTCAGTAGAGTATCAAGACATTGGAAAAACAAGAAGGTTTTATTTATATATAAATAACCAACTTATTAAAATTGTAGATGACAAAGATCCTCTTCCAGTTTATAACAACATGGCCTTATTTGTTCGTGGATCTTCTAAGTGTATGTTTGAAAACATTTATGCCTTATCACAAAACTATAGCCAAAATACATCTTTTGTTGTAGGAGAAACATTGTCAAAGCAGTTTGGTGATCCCCAGGTTGATGTCAACGAATCTTTTAGAAAATATGCAATGAGCGGTGTTGTCCAGTCAACATACCTATCTGGTATAAGTTCTCAGCAGCCACCAAACTATAATATGTATTTTGAAGAGTTTGGCTCTATTATGCGTGAGTGTTCATATTTTGATATTAAGTATGATCGTGCATATCCAGCACTTTATGCACAACTGTCTCCAACGTTTAGCAACACAAAGGGCTATACAACTTCTGGTTTTTACGCAGACTCTTACGGTGCTGAGTTCTTAATCTTTAACTCAACAGACAAAGCATTAAACTTAGATGAAACAACTGGAAACTTTTTAAGAATTCAGGGCATTACTTTTACTCAAGACACAACTCACGAATTAACGGTAGACGAGTTTTTTAAAAAGCGTGGTAACTTATCTGACCCAGAGTTAGTTGGTAGCACACTTACCTATTCTCCATTAGTTGAAAAATCAAGGTATGATGAAATCAAACTAAGTAGACTAACATATGGAAAAAATGAATTCAGCATTGATAGTCCATACATACAAACACAAGATGATGCAGAAGCCATGCTTGGCTGGATTATAAATAAAGTCATGGTTCCAAAAAAATCTATTGGAATTAATTTATTTAGCATACCAACATTGCAACTTGGAGACATAGTAACGGTAGACTATAAAGATTCATCAGGGCTTGATTTGGTTGCCTCTAATACTTCAAGGTTTGTTATTTATAACATAGAATACGCTAGGTCTGTTTCTGGACCAAGCATGACAATTTATTTAAGTGAGGTATAAGATGGTATCAGCAACTCCACAAACACCAGCATCAAATTCTGTTTCAAATAAAATGCCAGTAAATCCAGTAAAAACTGCGCCAATAGATACAGTTTTGTTTAATGATGATTCTTTGTCTATTGAAATCATGGCTGATTTAATTTTTGAGGATATTGGTGGGCACGAACTAATAAATATTGCTAGAAATGACATTATTAATGGGCAACAAATATCTTATACCCCAATCAAGAACTTGGGTTTAATTCAGCAAAAGTACAACCCAAACAATATTCTTGGATTACAGGCTACCTCTGAAAAGTACTTTGCTAACTTCCCCATAAAGTTTGAAGAAAAGGTCCCCACTGAGGGTAATGGCCCCAATGGTTCAAATGTTTATTTTGATGCTGCAACTGGAGATCTAATTATTGAGGGAGTTAATTTAAACAAGGATGAACTTTTTGAAGTTGAAGTGTCAGTAAATGGTACAATATATGAAGCAGACTTTGGAGCAACTACGTCATGATAACTAATAAAGGTAAGAGCATTATTGGAAAATATATGCTTGGTCAGGCACCAGCCTATGCCTCATATTTAGCCGTTGGCTGTGGTCCTGCACCGCTTCAAACAGAAGATGTTGCCGATAACTTTGCAACAAAAGAAAACCTTGACTTTGAGATGTTTAGAGTTCCAATTTCTTCAAGAGGCTTTGTAAACGAAAACGGTATTGATAAAATTGTACTTACCGCAGAACTACCAACAGAAGAAAGATATGAAATAACAGAGGTAGGATTATACTCAGCAGGATCTAACCCATCTGCTGGAGCACAAGACAGCAAAACAGTTTTTGCATTTACACAGGGAGAAAACTGGGAATACCATACGGCCACTTCTTCAGTAGCCATTCCAGTAATTTCTGTACCACTAGATGCCAACGATGACGACATAATAAACGCAACAGGAACAGCAAATGGTGTATTCCAGACCAATGCAGATAACTCTATTTTCTATAATACAGACCGTGTAAGTAGATACGAGAGACCAAGGTTTTTAAACAATACAATTTTAATGCAAGGAGATGACTCAGACTTAAGCATAGATGGAGAAGGCTCTGGAGGAGTTGATCACTTTGTTGTTGATTCTGGAAATCACATACACCTTACTTCTCCAAACGTTGACTTTTCACAAAACTCTCCATTAGATGAGTTAAGGTTTGCATTTTCTTTAGTAAACAGGGATGGCACATCAGCAGCAAATCCAGATACAGTAAGAATCCTAATTGACTTTGCAGGAACTGACAGCAACAGTCCATCAACATATGCTAGGTTTGAGATTAATATTGAAGATGGCGTTGATGGCTATGACTTTTCAACAAACAGGTACTTTGTTGTTTCAAAGCAGTTGCAAGAACTATACAAGAGTCAAAACTTTACTTGGAACGCAGTAACTGTAGTAAAGATATATGTTTCTATTTTTGATAGTTTAAGTGGTGGATATTTCCCAACATCAGACTACTACATTGCGCTAGATGCATTAAGGCTTGAAAACATAGCAACGGTCAATCCGCTATATGGTTTAACTGGTTACTCTATCATTAAGAATGATAATGCTACAACAATTATTAAATCTCCTAATACAAATAACTATGTTGAATTTAGATTTTCTATTGGAGTAACCTAATGGTTGATGCAAATATAAAGAAATTACGTATTTTAAAATCATCTCTTCCCCCAATTGATCACGATACTTTAAAGTATAATTTAAGATATAGGATTGTTTCTGACGACAGAAACAGAACTTCTCATTGGTCTCCAATCTATAACATTTCTGGAGAGTCAATAACCTCAGTCAGTGGGGCAGTATCTAAGGCAGGAAACATTGTTACAGCCGTATGGGGAGACGTAAATAATTTTCCAGAATACGACGTTTTTGTTAAATTTGACTCAGGCGAATTTTTCTATCACGGTACATCAAAAGTACACGCATACTCATTTTTAAAAACTGGGACTACAACAGTTAGAGTAAAAGTTCAAATAGTTTCATCAAAAAAAGAAATCAAGGCAGCACTAAATATCTTTGACTCTGGTTCAGTGTCTTTGGTATAATTAAATAGGAGGAATAACATGGCAAAAATACCATTACCCGAAAGAGGGCAACCGCTTGATGTAACATACATCTATCAGGTAGTCGATGCTTTAAACAGTCTATCAACACAGGTTTCTGATGCAACCTATAATTATACTGACATTGATGTAGTTGGAGCAGAAAAACAAAGTTTAAAAACTTCTAACACAAAGTTTATTGGAAGGTTTAAATCAATTGCAAATAACGAAACCGTAACCGCTGGACAAGAAAAATCTTATTCTATTGATTATTCTAATTTTAAGTATCCGCCAATTATAACTTTGTCAGTTGTAAATACTAGCGGGACAACTGCTGGATCTAACACTACGGTAGTTTTAACATCCGTAACGACTACACAGGCTGGATTTACAGTAAGGTATGGGGTTTCTGGAACTGCAACCATTGGCGTAAATCTTATTGCTATTGGTGTTCCAAATTAATATGGCTTGTGAAAGATGTGAAGGAAAAATGTTTGTTGATAGAATACATTCAAACATAGACCACCTAGAAACATATTGTGTTAAGTGTGGAAATAGAAAATTTTATCACCCACCTAGCGAGTCTGCGGAGGGAAAATGGTTACTGCAAAAGGAAAAATTCAGAGCGAAGCATATAATAGCGAACCTATAATCCCTGGTGGTAAAAAAATATGGTTTCTTAATGGAGACTTAGTAAGACTTCATCATAGTTCTAGATCAACAGGAATGGTAACGGTTTATAATATTAACAAAGATAGACTAGAAACATGTCTGCGTTCTGACTTTAGAAGAAATAGAAAGAAGGCTTACACTGTTGCAGAGACTGCTAAGTTAGTTAATCGTCATAGAAAGTATATGCCAAGATTAATAAAACGAGGAGTCATTCCTGCACCAGTTGGATCAAGCATTGATGGTAAGACTGGTTGGCAAATTAGATCTTATTATTCAGAAGACCACGTTAGAGAGATTTGTTCTATCCTAGCAACAATACATATTGGTCAACCAAGAAAAGATAAATTAATAACAAATAACATGACTCCTACAAGTCAAGAGTTGACAAGGCGAATGGGAGAAGGTATACTTACATATACAAAGACAGAAGATGGAAGGTATATTCCAGTTTGGTCAGAAAATATCTAATCGGCTAGAGTGTGCTACAATTGTAAAAACAAACAAATTAGGTGGGGTAAAATGGAAAACGAAAATACAAAAATCAATGTAACACTAGG